CACTGGGGGAGTACAAGGAGTGGCTGTTAGAGACGGGGAACGACTGACATGAGTGCCAGAGGTAACTTAGGCAGGCAGTTCCCGGCGATCACCGAGGACGAGGCGCGGGGGAACAGCCGCCCCGTCAGCCACGACGAGTTCCAGAAGTTAGCCCAGTCCGGGCAGCGGTACGTGCAGGGGACCGAGCGGAAGAAGTCCACCGCCGGGTTAGACCAGCACTGGCAGACCATCAAGGACCGGGCCTTCGACCTCACCCGCGAGCCGTGGGGCGGGATGACCGTCAACGCCCACACCGGCACCGCGATTGGCGACACCGCGAACGACGTTGCCGCCAAGACCGCCGCAGCGCGCGGGGAGGGCTTCGGCACCGACCGTTACGGCATCACCTTCAAGCAGCCCGGCCAGGAGTCCGTATCCGTCCCGCCTGAGGCGGGCAAGCCCGAGTTCCACGCGGCCATGGACCAGGCGCGTCAGCGCTTCCCCCAGATCGCCAACCGTGGCGGACACCTCGGCGTGTTCCATGACGCGGACCAGGGCCGCATCGACATCGATCCCGTGCTGGTCGTGCGTACCCCCGACCAGGTGGAGAAGGTCGGCGCGTACACGCACGCGGTAGGCGGGGCCTACCACTTCAAGAGCGGGAACGGCTACTTCCCGCCGCACGTGAAGCGGGAGGGCTGATGGCGGCCGACGAACTGCGCGGCATGATTAGTGACGTCGTGCAGCGCCACCAGCGCGAGCAGGGCCGCCAGCCGGTCCAGCACCTCCCGAACGTCGTGATCCCGCGCGGGGCGCACATGCAGATGGGGGAGCACTTCAACGCTCAGCCCACCTACGACAACTCGCCCGCAGCGAACCACTCCTACGACGCGCTTGAGCGCGACACCTGGCAGCAGTTCGAGATCATGACCCGCTCCCGCAGCAAGGGCGGGTTAGGTCTGACCGCGAACACCGTCCCGTACGACGCCTACGGCCGGGAGAACAAGAGCCAGCCCTTCGCCGACCACTGGCAGAACATCATCCGCGACGCCCGCCAGGACGTCGGGGAGAACCACCGGATCGAAGCGCTGAGTACTGAGGCGACCGGCGGCACCCCGAACTTCCGCGACCCCGACACCAACGACGCGTTCCGCGCTGTCCACGACGTGTTCGGCCACATCGCCGCCAACCGTGGCGTGGACCACCAGGGCGAAGAGGGCGCGTACCAGCACCACCGCCAGATGTTCTCCCCCGAGGCCCGGCCCGCGCTGGCGAACATGCTGCGCGAGCAGATCGGCTTCATGCAGCGGTACGGAGACTTCCCGCCGCTGAAGCACGCCCTCGGCCACGACAGCGGCCCGATCGCCCCCGAGGCATACGGGGAGAGCCGGGCCAAGCTGGAGCAGGGAGCCTGGGAGGCCAGCCGCGCCCAGGGCCTCGTCAACGGCGACCAGCACCAGCGCAGGTGGCGCACACGATGATGATCGCGCACATCATCTGGGTCATGTTCCAGTGGCCGCAGGGGATCGTCGTGGGCAACCTGATTGCCTCCGCGATCACCTCCGTCCTCGTCTACCTCAAGCTGCACGCCAGGATGAACAAGCAGCACGCCGCGCTGCACGCCAGGCTGGACAAGCAGCACAAGGAGCACCTCGCGGCCATCCGGAAGCGTCAGCGGTGAGCGCTAAGGGAGTCCTGAACGGCGTTCAGTTCGGGATCGACACATCCGACCCGGGCCTGCACGAGGTGACCGCCGAGTACCAGGGCAGGCAAGTCGGCCAGATGTTATTCGACCCGACCGACGGCGGGAGGGTGACCAACATATGGAGCCAGCCAACGGGCCGGGGGATAGCGACCGGCATGTGGAATCACGCGCGGGAGAACGGGCATCAGGTCCGCCACTCGGACACGCAGACGAAGGACGGCAAGCGCTGGGCACGAGCGGTCGGGGACTGACAGCACGCACTTTTGATCCTCGACTTTGGGGAGGGTGACAGACTGGTGGCTCACTCAAAGAAGGATCAAAGCCCAAGGCAGGCACGAGCGGTTCGTGGGCTGAGTGTCTGTTCTGACGAATGAAGTCCGCTCGGGCTATTCTGGTTTGATGAACATCAAGCGAATTCCAGCACCGGTCGGCTCCGTGTTCGGGGAGCTGACCGTCATCGGCCCGCCCGTGGCGGGAAAGATGGGGAACTACTTACCCTGCAAGTGCTCCTGTGACCTTCCCGTGTTCGTCCTGTGGGGGCGGCTGCGCTCTGGGGGGACGCTGACGTGCGGGACGGGGTGCAGGCCCAAGGTCAAGCAGGAGCGCCTGTACGGCATCTGGTCCAACATGAAAGAGCGCTGCTCCAATCCGAACAACAAGTCGTTCCCCCGTTACGGCGGACGCGGCATCACCTACGACCCGTCCTGGGAGAAGTACCCGGGATTCCGTAAATGGGCGATGGGCGCTGGGTACGAGGACCCGTTAACGCTGGAGCGTAACGACAACGATGGCAACTACGAGCCAGGGAACTGCCGGTGGATACCGAAGAACGAGCAGAGCCGTAACCGGCGCTCGAACATTACCTTGTCTCTGCGCGGGGAGACTAAGATCCTGAAGGACTGGGCAGATGATCCTAGCTGCGTAGTCAAGTACCATACGTTGTATGCCAGGATACGGAACGGCTGGGTGTTGGAAGACGCTCTGTCGAAGCCGCTAGGAAGCCGCAAGCTTCCGACTAGGTAGACAGGAGGTGATGCCACTATGGCCATAGATTTCCCGAGTCCCAGCATGCGTGCCGCTGGCGGTGACTTAGCGATCCAGGTCTCTCCTCTCGGATTAATTGATATATCCGACGAGGAGTTCTAGCTTCGAGGTTCACGGACCACGGATAATCAGGTACTCCAACAACTGGGCGTTCTTCTTAGGACACCACTGGATGTACCGTAAAAATGCGGGAGAACCGCAACTGACGTTTAATCACGTCAGGGCCTTGTCTTGAATCCGAATTCATGACGAACTTCACGTTCGGCAAGGGGATCACCTTCCGCGTGGACCCGATGTTCCAGCACATCACCCCCGCGCTGCTCGACAGGGTGTTCTCCAAGGACAACAACCGCGAGCAGTTCCTCTACTCGATGGGGCAGCAGGGCAGCGTCTCGGGCGACGTATTCACGAAGATCGCCTACGCTCCCCCCGGCACGGACGCCGCCGACCCGATAACCGGGCGGGGCCGCGTCTGCCTGTTAGTCCTCCAGTCCTCCCACGTCTTCCCGGTCTGGCACCCGCACATTCCGGGTCGCATGACTGAGTGCAAGATCAAGTACAAGTTCTGGGGAACTGCCCCCGACGGCACGAGGTTAGTCAACACCTATGTCGAGCACATCGAGCGGGACCGCATCCGCGAATGGGTCAACGACGAGCTGATCCGGGACAACCCTAATCCGCTGGGTGTCATCCCCGTTGTCCACATCGCGAACTTCCCGATCTCCGGCAGCCCCTGGGGCCTGTCCGACCTCGACTCGATAATCCCGCTGAACCGTGAGTACAACGAGAAGGCCACGGAAATCAGCGACATCATTAATTACCATGCCGCGCCCGTAACGGTCATTACCGGGGGGAAGCCGCCGAACCTCGAAAAGGGACCAGCCAAGATCTGGGGCATCCCGAACGAGAAGGCGAACATCTACAACCTCGAAGGCGGGGCGGCAGGACTAGCCCCCGCGCTTGAGTACCTTGAGATGATCCGGATGCGGATGCACGAGTACGGCCACGTGCCCGCGAATGCGCTGGGGGAGCCGCAGCCGATTAGCAACACGTCGGGCGTGGCACTAGCGATCCAGTACATGCCGACGATGCAGTACTACGACCTCAAGCGCATCCAGTACGGTACCGGCCTCGTCGAGATATGCAAGGTCATCCTGAAGACGCTGTTCTGGTTCGAGCCGGACACGCTCATGTACAACGACGCGACCGACGGCATCCTGGACCCGGAGAAGGGGCAGCAGCCCGTCCTCGACCCGCGCGACCCGGCCGCTTTCGACATCGACATCGAGTGGCCTCCGCCGCTGCCGGTGGACAAGCTGATCAAGCTCGAAGAGATCGCGCAGAAGATGTCGCTCAAGCTCGAATCCAGGGTCGGCGCGCTGCGCGATCTGAACGAGGAATTCCCCGACGAGAAGATCGAGGAACTCCGCCTGGAGCAGATGGAAGACGCCAAGCGCGACGCCGAGCTTCAGATCTACAAGTCCACGGTCGCGGGAATCATCATGGCACTGACCGGGGTCATTCCGCCCGACCAGGGCGAGCCCGTTCCTCCCGAGCCGCCGCAGCCCGGCGCTAATGCCGGTACCGACAATGCACCGCAGCAGGTGACGGCCAATACGCCTAACCTCCCGCCGGAGCTTGTCGCCATGCAGCAGCAGATGTTCCAGGAGATCGTGACGAACGCGTACATGCCGCGAGTCCCTGTTAGGCGTACTCCTATGAAGAACGACGCCGACAACGACGACGTGGTGAGCTAGTTACCTTTCCCGAGGGAACTGCGATTAAGCTCCCGGACGTCAGACTTTCCGTTCAGGAGGACCAATGTCCGAGACCACACCCGAGTCGATCCCGACTCCCCCGGCTGGCATCCC